TCAGGTGGTGATGCTGTAGCGGGTGGCGAGGGCGGCCATCACCTTCGGCAGCACCTCGTGCAGGGGCACGGGGATGTCGGTGTGGTGACGGCTGCCGTCCAGCGCCCCGAGCAGGACGACCGGCCCGTGGAGGCAGTACGGCAGCTGTCGCGTGTAGATGGCGTTGACCAGCGAGGTGGCGTACAGGTTCTGCTGCTTGCGGGCCCGGCCGTCGGAGTCGAGGGCGATCGCCAGGCGGCGCTTGCCGTCCGGTCGGGAGTAGTGGGCGATCGCCACTCCGCCGTCGACCTGCTTGCGCAGCTCCTCCAGGAGGCCTATGCCGGCGGGCAGTTCGATGTCGGTGAGGATGCCGTCGACGTCGATGCGGACGCCGCGAATCGTCTTGCTCATCGCTTTCTCCTTGTCGTGTGGGCCGGTTAGAAGGGGCGAAGCTGCAGGGCCAGCTCGGTGAGGAGCTGGCGGCCAATGTGAAGCGCGTGGCCGGTGGAGAACTCGTCGCGCTCGGCGCGGGCGGCCAGCTCCACGAAGCACTTCAGGAGCGCGTCGGGCATGCAGCCGATCCAGGTGCGGTAGTCCTGGCCGTGGCCGAAGGCCCGCCAGGTGGTGTCCAGGACCTGGTCGACGTTGATCGCGGCCTCGCCGGCGGCGCCGAGGTCGAGGTCGAACCGCTCGGCGAGCAGGCCCTGCAGGTGCGGGCCTTCGAGGCAGTCGGCAAGGCGGGCGACGGCCTCGCCGGTGGCGAGGGTGTACGGCGCGGCGAGTGCGTCGGGCGTGGTGCTGGTCAAGGCTTCCTCCAAGAGGCCGTTGGTCGTGCGGGCATCGGCCGCCCGCCTGGCGGGCGACCGAGGTGGGGTCAGTGGAACCAGATGTCCTGGTACGCCTCCACCTGCTCCAGCGCCTCGCTGAACTCCTGGGCGCGGGTGAGGACGAAGCTGGTCGAGTCGACGAGGCCGTGCTCCGGGTGGATGAAGTGGAGCGTGAGCTTGACCTCGTCGACGCCCGGGCGGCTGGTGATCTTCAGGACGGCCGGGTCGTTGGCGTACTGGACGTAGACGCTGTCGCCGACGATGCGGACCGTGGCGTCCTCGGCCTCGCCGAGGTTCGCGGCGAGTTGGTCGAGCATGCTGATCGTCACTGGGAACTCCAGGAGGCCGTTGCGGTTGAGTGGTGTGGCACATCTGAAGGCGGACGGCGGAATCGCATTCCGTCGCCCGCCTTAAGGTCACGCCTCGCGAACGGCGACGACCCCGTCGGTGTTCAGCGTCGTCTCGCTCAGCTTCGCTCCGAAGGCGTAGACCGTGGCGATCGAGATGTCGCCCTCGTGTCGCACCTCCACCGTCCAGCCGCACTTGCAGGTCTCGGGCGTGCAGCTCGACTGCTCGCTCATGTTCAGTTCTCCTCGCGGTACAGGCCGGGCCTTTCCCCGCCATCTCTCTTATTCTAGAGGCATTAAGTAGGGCGTCAAGAATTTTTTCAGCGAAGCAGCAGGTCAGGGGCTTGCAGCGGCGGTGTGCGCTCGGGCCATGGCACTGCATCCAGGGGCGCCCGCCCGCGGGGGCGCGGCCCGGTCGGGGGGTCAGTGCAGGTGCGGGGCGGGCGACTCGTTGTCGGCGGCCAGCTCCTCCAGCGCGGTGCGGGTCAGGTAGGAGGCGAGGCCGATGAGCGCGGTCACGGAGTGCCCGTAGTCCTCGGGGCTGGCGCGGTGGGCCGCCAGGTACAGGGCGCTGCAGGTCTCCAAGTCGCCGTTGGCGTAGGCGCTGACGAACCGCAGGGCGAAGGTGTGCACCGGGTGCTGGCAGTCCTCGGCCGGGTCGGGGGCGGCGAGCGCCCACAGGCCCTCGGGGCTGGCGTGGCCGTACAGGCGGATCAGGCTCTGTCGGGCGGCGTCGGCCACGCCGCAGCACACGCCGTACATCTGCTGGCCGTTGCAGGCTTGGGCGATGTCGCCCAGCACGCGCATAGCCTTGTCGCGGTTGCCGTTAACGGCGTGCTGCAGCATCTCGATGACCAGCTGGGCGCGGCGGGGAGTGTCCATGGACGCTCTGCTCCTTGGGTGGTGAGTGGTGGGTTGCAGGGGCCGCGGCCGCGGGGGTGGTCACCGCAGGCGTGGCCCGGTCTGGGAATAGGTCAGTCGGTCACGCGGTAGGGGTGGCCGACCTGCGGCTCGGGCCCGTCGACGCCGACGTAGTGCGGGTGTCGGCAGTCGGGACTCTGGGCGTGGACGCCGGGGTGCGCCTCGCACCACACGCGGCCGGAGGGGGTGTCGGTGTCGTGCACGGGCCGGAGCAGGTCCAGGCTCGCGGCCCAGCCGTGGCCGCCGGCCGCCCACGCCATCGCGTGCAGGGCCAGGCGTCTGTTGTGCTCGCCCAGGGTGTAGAGGTTTGCCAGGGACAGGACGTGGCGTCCGGTCAGCACGCAGGCCAGTCGCAGGACCTGCCACGCCTCCACGGTTCCGCTCAGCGAGCCGTCGCCGGCGTTCAGGCAGGCGGAGGCGACGTGTCTCCAGGCGATGCGGGACTGGCCCTCGCCGTCGTCGACTATGAGGTTGGTGCGCTGCAGCTCGGGCAGCCAGTCCCCGTGCGTGGCCAGCAGCCACACGGCGGCCTCTTCCTGCCACGATCCCGCGGCGTGTTCTCCCAGGCGGGCGCCGAGGGCGGTGATCTCGTTCATGCGTGTCTCCAAGAGGTGTGGGTTGGTCAGGTGCGGGGCTTGGGGAGGTGGCCGACATGCCAGCCGCCGCACGCGCGGTTGCGGCACTGGTAGGTGGTCAGGCGCACGCCGCCTTTGGCGATGAGTCGCTGGCGGTGCTCCTCGGCCTGCCCTTCGGTGTCGTGGCGTCGCTTGCCGGTGCAGGCGCGGCCCTTGGTGCGGATCACAGGACGGCCACCGGTGCGGTATCGGCGCTGGCGCAGTTGGGGCATCGCAGGCCGGCTACCTCCCACTGGGAGGGGGTGGCGACGCCAGCGATCAACGGCTGCAGGACCTGCCGCGGCGTGCACGGGGTGGTTAGGTGGCGCATCGTCTCTCCGGGGTGGGGCCCGCCCCCGGGCGGGGGCGGGCGGGGTGGTCAGGTGATGGCGAAGTCCAGCTGAAGCTGTTTGGGCTCCTTGGTCTTTGCTGATCTGCGGCGCGCGCCGACTTCGCGGGCCGCCTGGGCGCAGGACGGGCAGGGGCGTTCGCCGTGGCGGATGTGGTCCTTGGCTCCGGCCTCGGTGCCGCAGGAGGCGCGCAGTTTTGGCTCGGTCAGCTCGTCGTCGCACACGTCATCGAGGGCGTCGATGACCACGCCGTTGCACCACAGACGTCCGCCAGCAATGCCGTCGAACTTGGCCTGGGCGGGTTTGACCGTGGCGATGCACGCGGCCCGGAACGCGCATGGTCCGCAGGTGGCGAGCTGGGGCCCGCACAGGCGCTTGAGGTCGGCTCCGGTGTTCCACTCGTCCTCGGTGACGGTGAAGCCGTTCCGGCCATGGCAGGGCGCGCGAAGGGCCCAGCCGCCGGTCACAAGACCGCCAAGATGCGCTCGCCGATGTGCCGGGCCACGTTGACCGACACCGCGTTCCCGGCCTGCATGGTCTGTTCGGCCTGGGTGCCGACGACGATGTACCGGTCAGGGAACCGCTGGGCCCCCAGCTGCTCACGCGGCTTCAGCATCCGGAAGTAGCAATCCTCCACGGCCGGCGCGCTGCGAAGGAGTGCGGCCGAGTCGCGGGTGGACAGCGTGTGAACGGGCTCGGCGGCCGTCTTGACGGCGGCCTTGCGGTAGGGGATGACCAGCGTGTTGCGCAGCTCAGGCGGGACCGCACCACCGGGGACGACCAGTCCATGATGGTTGCCCTGTGCAGTGACGGCTGTGACCGGCTCGGTCGCCAGGGCCGGGTTCGCGTTCTGCCGGTAGGTGATCACGAACGGCTCAGGGTCGACCGTGACCAGGGCCTCGCTCTCGCGAGTCAGCCGCGTGCGCATCGGGTCGGCGACGTCGCTGCAGGCGGAGTTCCAGCTGCCGCCGGTCGGCACGAGCAGCGCGTCGCCCTGCTTGATGGTCCGGGTGGAAAACGGCCGTTCTGCCACGGCGTAGGCCCGGTCGGTGCCGTCCTTGCCGTGGTTGAGGGTGATCGAGCTGGGCGTGTGGGGGAACTTGGCCAGGCCCGCGCGAATGCGGTCCATGGTGGTGTCCACCAGCGGCTTCTTGCGGTCGCCAATGCGCTGGCCCAGATCGTCCCAGTTGATGACGGAGGCGGCCGGGCGCACGTACGGCTCGACCTCGACGTGGCGGCAGCGGGTGTTGGGGCATCGGTAGCTGTAGTCGCGCCGGTACTTGCCGATGCGGACCCTGGGGTCGAACCATGCCTTCTTGGCCTTGACGTCCTTGCCGCACTCGAAGCAGAACGCCAGCGGGCGGGGCTCCAGGTCCGGCTTGGGCATGCCCTTGAGGCGGAAGACGATGTAGATGCGGTCCCGCCACTGCGGGGCGCGCAGGTTGTCGTCGTCGCCGACGTGCGCCGAGGAGGCGCACAGGATCTGCGGCTGCTCGTAGCCCAGCTCCGTCATGGCCTTGACCCAGGTCTTGAAGAGGACCCAGCACAGGGCGAATTCGACGACGTTCTCGATCACGACATACGGGAACCGCTTCGCCTCGCAGGCCCGCACCACGCACCATGCTGTGGCCCGGGTCCGCTCGAACGCCTCCGGGGTCAGGGCCTTCCACGACTCGACATCGTCGTCGTCGCCGAGTTGATCGAGGATTTCGAACAGGTCGAGCTGGTCGGTCGGGTGAACGCGGCCGCCGGCTGGGCTGACCTCGGTGCAGATGATCGACGCCCACAGCAGCAGAGCTAGGGGCAGGAACCGCATGGGGTAGCCGGTGACGTCGGCGACTAGGTGCTCGCAGTCAGGGTGATTGAGGGCGTGGGAGGCCATAGCGGTGTCCCAGTGGTTCATGACGAGCCTGCCGCGCCATCCGGCCTCCACCAGGCCGGTGGTAGAGCCTCCGGCTCCGGCGAGCAGGTCGTTGAACGTCGGCTCGACGTCGCGGGGAAGAGTGGCCAGCAAGGTGTTCTCCAAGAGGTTGAGCGCCCGGCTCCGCGCGGTGCGGGGCCGGGCCGGTCGGGAAGGGGTCAGAAGAGGCGCAGGCGGCTGATGAACATCAGCTGCACCACGTCACGCCGCTGCCAGACCGTCAGCGGCCACTCGGTGCCTCCCTGTTCGTGGACGCATGTCCATCCGTCCTCCTCGAGGAGGTGGGTGTGCCAGCCGTAGTTCTTGACCGCTTCCTGGTGCGATTCGAAGGGGCCGTTGATGAGCCCCCCACGCGCGTCGTGCTGGGAGTTGACGCCGAGGAAGCTGACGGTGAATCGCTGCGCGTAAGCCATCAAGATCTCGCCGAGCCTTGTGCCGGCCGACTGGGCGTCTGCGTCGGGCAGGGTCTTCAGGTGCAGGGCGATGGCGGCATGCAGCGAGACGATGTCCGCGCCCCGCTCCTCGTGTTCGCCGCCCTCGGTGGAGTCGAAAACCAGGGCGTCGTAGTTCGGGTTGTCGTGGTGGCCGCGTCGGACGTTCCAACCGGTGACCTGCTCCAGATGGTCGGGCAGCGCGTCGCTGTCGGAGATGACCAGGTGCGTGCCGTCGGGCAGGTCGACGTAGATGACTGTCTGGCCGCCGCAGGTCTCGATGTCGCAGACGAGGCCGGCCGCGCGCAGCGGCATGGTGACGGGCTCGTACTGTCGCCAGAGGGCCTGCCATTCGGGACGGTTGACGCGTCCGTGGTCAGGCATGGGCGCGAGGTTCAACGCGATCTCCAAGAGGTGGGTTGTACGGTACAAAGTTGTGGCACATTTTGGAACGGGGCGGCGGAGCTCTTCCCGCCGCCCGTTCCCCGCTGGCGTCAGGCCGAGTGGATGGGCTCGGCGGCCAGGGGGAAGCCGCGCTCGTTGGCGATCCGCTTGGCGAGGTCGGCACTCGCGGTGAAGCGGCCGCCCTTGTGCTCGCGGGCGGGGATCTTCAGGCCGTGGAACTCGCCGTGCGCCTCGGTGATGGCGACCGGCCAGGCGGCGTCGAGGAAGCCGACGACCTGTTCGGACTCCACCACCAGGACGTCGCCGTCGCGGATGTCGTCGCGGCACTGGGTCGCGTCGTACGCCTCCCGGGTGCTGTCGAAGTGGTAGGCGGTCGGCGTGGCGGCCGGGTCCTCAACGGTGACGACGCCCTCGGCGGTCAGGGTCGTAATGCTCAGCTTCACGCCGAGCGACCACACTTCGGCGACGGTCTTGCCGTCCCCGTGCCGGACTTTCAGCTCCCAGCTTCCGCCGTCGATCGACGCGGTCGACTGCTCGCTCATGTGGGCTCCTTGCAGTGTCGGGGGGAGGGCCAGTTCCCTTCCTTTCTCCTCTTATTCTAGTGGCAATCGGGTGGGGGTCAAGATTTTTCTGGGGGCGGGGGGTCGACCTGGCGGCTTCTCTCCCGACCCTCACGGGCCAACTGGCGCGCCAGTCGCGCGGCCGCCGCCACATCCTCCGGACGCTCCTGAGCGACCCGTCGCGCCCGCGCGAGGTCCGCCTGGTAACCGCGTAGCCAGTCCTGGTCTGCCTGCCGCTCGGCGTCCGCCCTGTCCCGCTCGCGGGCCGCGCGAGCGGCGCGCAGGTTGGTGCCGCAGGCACGGCAGTTGGCAGCGGGGACAGCGTGTCTGGGGCAGCGACCGGGCTCCCCTGCGGCGCCAGCCGCGGGGGGTGGGGGGGAGGGAAGGGCAGAGGAAGAAGAAGGAAGAGAAGGGGTTCCACCGATGGAACCTTGTCGGTTCCACCCGTGAGACCCACTGGGTTCCACCGGTGGAACCCTGCCTTCGGCCTCGTCAGGGTTCCATTCGTGGAACCCTGCCTCTCTCACGCCCTCGCCGGCCGCCAGCGCACGCGCGTCGATGTCCTCGTGCGTCATGCCCGGCGCGGACGGTGCCGCCCGGCTCACTCCGGTGCGGGCCTTGCGCGGGTTCTTCGGAGCCGAGTCGGCCACCTGGAACCGGGCGTCCAGATCGTCGTTGGACGGGATCGGGGGCACGCCCATGGGGAACACTCGGTAGACCGCGCGGCGGCCCGACTTGCCGACCTCCACGCGCTCTACGAGGCCCTTGGCGACCAGCTCGGTGACGATGGTGATGCACCGCTTCTCCGTCACGCCGACCCACGCCCGCAGTCGGCGCAGGCCCGGCTTCGAGATGCGTGTCTCGTCGTCGGCGGAGTCGCAGATCTTCATAAGCGCCAACTTCTGGCCCTGGGTCACCACGTCGTCAGGCAGGTAGGCGGCGACGACCATCAGGTGAATGGACAACGGAAGTTCCCTCCGTGGGCACAGCGCCGCCCGCCCTAGGCCGGGGCGGGCGGCCGCGCTCCAATCAGGCCTTGAAGGGCCGCACGATGATGGTCTTGGGCGTGGTCTCGGAGGTCTTCACCTCAGGTACTGCCAGGCCCGCCGTCTTGAGGTTGGTGACCATGCGGTCCTCATCCGGCACCATCGGCACGGGAATGGCCGCGTCCTCGTGCAGGTCGACCATCGCCTGCACGTCCACGGCCCACTTGGGGCTCTCACCGCCCCACGCCAGCTCGTTGGCGCCGTACGCGCCCGCTGGCGAAGTGGCCAGCTTGGCGCGGGCGAGCTTCTTGATCTTCTTGCCCTCGGTCTCCAGCTCGTGACCGCGCACGTAGTCCGCGAGGGTCTGCGCCCGGTCGGCGTCGTCGTGGATGAGAACGGTCTGCACCGGCGTTCCGGGCGTCTTGGGCAGGCCCCAGCAGGCCGTCATGAACGGGCAGTGGTCGCAGATGGCGTCCAGGCCGGGCCCGTCGAAGTCCCGGCGGGCCTCCTCGGGGCTGTTCAGCTCCAGCACCCGCTGCACCCACCAGCGGGCGCGGGTGGCCTCCATCGGGTCGAACGGGAACTCCTCGATGTGCTCCGCGCCGTTGTCGCGGTTGACGAAGCGGAAGCGGATCCGTTCCACCTGCAATGGGCCGAGCTTGGCCAGGTACCGCTGGCCCCGTACGTCCTCGAAGCCGACCATGCGCAGCAGGTCGGCGTACAGGTACACCTGGCGCAGCTCGGCCGCGGTCGGCCCGTAGCGGCGGACCTTGTCCCACAGGTAGGTGCTCCTGGTCTTGACATCCTCGACGGTCACCCCGTGTATGGCGGGCACCTTGGGCCGGTGGCGGGCAGGCAGGCGGGCGGCGGTGGCCTCGTCGAGCTGCACGGCGTCGATGTGGCCCTTGATCGTCGGGTCGGCGACGGCGCGCTCCACCAGCCAGCCGTACTCCGAGCGCGCGGCACCCAGCAGGCCCTCGTGGATGTAGGTGCCGAGGATTGCGGCCTTCTTGTCGGTCTCGTCGCTCGGGGCGGTCCCGGCGACGATGTAGGCGGCGCGGCGCTCGCACACGGTGTCCGAGGCGCCTAGCCGCCGCTGCAGGGAACGGGGCCGTCTGGCGTCGACGTCGTGCGCGGCCGTCCACAAGGACGGCGTTGCGGTCTCCACGGGCTGAGCAGTCACAACAACTCCAGGAAGTCTGGGGCGGGCCCGGGCGCAAGAGGCCCGACCCGCGAGGGAAGGGGTCAGGCGCGGGCGGCGGCCGAATTGGCGGTGGTGCGCTTCGCGGCGCGCTTGGCGGGGGTGGCGGCCTTGCGGACCGGGCGGCGCTCGGGCTCCTCGTCGTCGGGCTCCTCGCCGGCGTCTTCTTCGGCCTTGCGCTCGGCGGCGGCCCGCAGCCGGTCGGCGTCGGTGACCGGTCCCTGACCCATGTCCGTGGGCGGGTTCTCGATCTCGGCGACCTTTCGCTCGATCGCGGCGCGGATGGAGACGGCCTCGGCGCGGGTCAGGCCGGTGTCGTCGTCGGCGGCGTCCCACCACAGCTGGCGCAGCTTCTCCACGTCCCGCAGGTCCGCCACGTCGTGGTCGTTCAGCCAGCTCTGCACGCGGTCGCCGACCAAGGCGGGCATCTGGCGGGGCCGCGAGGCCAGCGAGCACCCGAGCCGGTTGAAGACGAGGTCTTCGATTGAGAAGTCCGGCAGGTCGAGCGGCTTGCCGTCCTCGATGCGCAGCTGCAGCGAGCGGGCCTTGATGACCTGCGGGGCGCGGCCCCGGCGCATCCGCACCCACACAGAGCAGTCGAAGGCGAGGTCCTTCTGGGCCTGGACCTTCCACTCCCGCAGGACGCGGCCGCGGTTGTCGGTGACGGGCTTGCCGTTGTCGTCGATAGCGGTGATCTGCTTGCCGCGCGCGGTGATGATGGCGATGCCGGGGAACGTCTGCAGCAGGTGGATGATGTCGACCCACCGCTCGGTGGCGTCGTTCCACAGGTTCATGCCGACGTCGATCGCGGCGTCCGGGTCCTCCTGCAGGCGCTGCGCGTTGCTCCTGCCGCGCCTGGCCCGGTCATTGGTCCAGGTCTTCAGCATCCGCCACAGCGAGGTGCTCGAGTCGATGGACAGCACCACCGGCGGTTCGCCGGCGAGGGCGGCACGGCGGGCCTCGGCGTGGACCGCGCGGATCTGCTCCAGGATGTCCCGGTAGGTGCCGTCGTGGTCGATGATCTCGTAGTCGGCTCCGGGGATCGCCGCGTACTCATCGGCGCTGCCCTCCGCCAGGTCGACCCAGTACATCTGGCCGATGCGGTCGGAGGCGGAGAACTCTGCGGCGCAGTAGGTCTTTCCGGCGCCCTCCTCACCCTCGATGAGGAGAAGCGGCCACGGCACGATGCCGGTCGGCTTGCGGGTCTTCAGCTTGATGCCCATCAGGGCTGCTCCAAGAGGTCGTTGGTCTCACGCAGCGCGCAGGGCCCTGGTCTCGAACAGCCGCGCCCACTCGGGGTGGCGTTCGATCAGGAGCCGTACGTACCGGCTGCGGAAGTTGTTGTTCAGGCGGAAGGCGTCGCCTTGGGTGGCCTCGCCGTAGCACCAGCGCAGGAGCTCGAAGAGCATCCCGATGCCGACGCGGCGAAAGCCCTTGGCGACGCAGTCCGTGGTCAGCGCCTCCAGGTGCCGCAGCACCCATGGGTTGAGGTCGTGGAACGCCTCGAACCGCTGCTGGATCGACTGACCGGGGTGGATGTCGGGTTGCTGGACGCGCTGGATGTCGTCCAGGCCGGGCAGTTGCTGCTGGTGAATGGGCACGAGCCCCCCCGGAAGTGCCGTCACGCTTGAGTGTTGTGGCACATCTTTCATCAAGGGTCTGCCGCGATCAACCATCGGGGCGCCTACCCGGGAGCTTGGGCTGATGGTCGGCGACCGGGCCGTGGCCATGACGGGGCACACCGTTCCTCCAAAGGCGAGAGCGTCGACCCGCTCCGGACCGATGCTCTTATTCTAACCTCATTCGGAGTTGCTGTCACACAGTTTGTGCAGGTCAGACGGCCTTCGCGGCGGCGCGACCACGGGGGACAATCGTCGAGCCGGGGCCGGTGTAGCGGCCCTGCCTCAGCGCCGCCTCGACCTGTGGCACGACCGCCCACATCACGGTCCGCGACTTCGCCTGAATCTCCGGCGCGGCCTCAATGAGCGTGTCCAGCAGCCACAGCGGCGAGCCGGACAGCTGGTAGTCCGCCGGCGCGAAGCGGCCCTGCCGCACCACGGCGGACAGGTTCTGCTGGCTGGTCAGGCCGAACAGTGCGGTTGCCTCCTGCAGGCCGACCAGCGGCGGCACCTCGTCCTTGCTACGCGCCCACACCCCGGGCTCCTGAGCGGCCACCAGCTGCTCAAGGACACGCTGGTCCAGCTCCTTCGGCCGCGGCGTCATCTCCCCGAAGCCGCGCACGAAGCTCAGCAGCCAGTACGGCGAGCCGGACACGATCACTGCACGGTCGTAGTTCAGGACGCCGCGCGCCACCCACTGCGTGACCTGCGTGTGCTTCACCCCGTACAGGTCGGCGAACTCCTGCCTGCCGGCCAGGAACGCCTTCTTGGCCACCACCGACCCCCTCCTCCCTCACCGGACTGCCATTAGATTCTAACCGGGGCGTGCGCTGGGGCGGGGCGCCCAGCGAGCCCGAAGGGGCGGTCTCCGAGACTGCTACGCTAGGGCATCCAAGAGGTCAAGGCCCCCACCGCGTGCGGTGGGGGCCTTGGTCTTTCCCGAACGCAGCCGAGCTACGCGGCGAGGTTGTACTGCGGCGGCCGGGCGTAGCCCAGCAGCCATCCCCACGACGGCGAGACGTACTGCTCAGCCAGCCGGAACACCGTGTAGTAGCAGAACGCGGCCACCGGTGTCAGCACGCCGGCCAGGGCCTGCGCGTCCAGGCCGACGCCGTGACGGGCGGCCAGCGCCACCAGCCACCCGGCCAGCGCCGGGACGCCGGTGCGGATCAGAGACACGTACAGGTTCAGGTTCACGGGGTCACTCCCTAGATTGGCGGGCGACCGCGGCGTCCGCCCAGAACATGGCTTCTTCGAGCCGGAACATGGCCGCCTGCTTCTCCGCGCCGGCGGGCAGCTCGTTGTGCAGCATCAGCGCCAGCTGCAGGCACGCAGTCCGGATGTCCTCGTGGGCTCGGCGGCGCTCGGTGGTGTCGGACGGGTGGAACGTGAACCGCCGGATGACGTCGGCCTCGGTCATCGCCCGCTCACTTCCGGCCGTAGGCGAGGGTGAAGAGGTACGCCCAGCCCTTCGGCCCGATCGCCGTGTCGTGCGGCTTGCCCTTGGACTGGAACTGCGGGTGCTTGTCGTAGAAGCGGCCCACACTGGCCTGCGTGAGCGGCCCGTAGGTGTCGGACAGGTCCGCGTCCGTGATGTTCAGGAAGCCGACCGTGCGCAGAGCCTTCTGCAGAGGCTTCGCCGACGGGTTCGACTTGCCCGGTGCCAGGCCCGCGGGGAACGGCGGCGGGACGTACGCCGTGGTGCCGGACCACTTGGGCATCGGGCCAGGGTCAGTGTGCTGGTTCTCGGGCACCTGGCCGTGGCCGTAGTGGCCGCCCTGGGTCTCCCAGACGTGCTCGCTGCGGTTCGCGTTCCAGGTCGGGGTGCCCATCGGCCAGGTGTCAGGAACCCCCCAGCTCCGTGCCCAGGCCAGGATCTGGTCGAGGCCCTTGGTCGGGGTGTCGCGGACGGTCGCGTACGTCTTCCCGTTCACCCGGCAGTAGGGGAAGAAGAGCGTCTCGACTTGGAGGCACACCTTCCCGGTGCGGTTGGTCCGAGTGCCGCCCGCGAGGTCGACGATCGACTTGGCCCGGCTGCTTGCTGGATAGAACTGGGCGGTGCGGCCCGTGAACGGATCCCAGAGGAGGTGTGGTGCGGCTCCCTTGCCTCCGCCGGTGAAGTACCGTACGAGGTCGTCGAACGGTACGAGGTTGGCCGGCTTGGAAGCCGAGGCGTTCCTGTCCCACGTGATGTGCCAGATCACGCGGGGGGCGTACTGAGTGTCGGTGGGTGCGGTGTCGCTGAGCGGGTGCCGTTCGGCTCCCGGCAGCCAGAGGTCTGGCATGGAGCGTTCCTAGTTCTCCCCCGCGCCGGAAGAACAGATGGGTGTGGTGCCGCGGCGGCCCGCTACGGGCCCGCGCCAAACCTGGTGGACATCCACAGTTGCACCAGGCCGATCAGCAGCGGCGCGACGAACGCTGATACCAGCCACTTGCGGGTGTTGGCCGCCTGCTGCTGGTCGGTCTCGCGGGCCCTGGCCGTATCCCGCTGCGCCTCCTCCAGGGCCCCAAGCCGCTGGTTCACCAGCCGCTGATCGGCCTGGTAGACCTCTTTGGTGACCATCTCCTCGAAGCGGGCACTCATCGCTGCGAGGTCGGCGCGCAGATCGTCCCGTAGAGACTTGATGCCGTCGCTTTGGTCCTGCCGCAACTGCTGCAGTGTGCGGTGCAGCTCCCACAGGGTGGGATCGGCGCTCGGCGGCTCTGTCACCGCGCACTCCTCAGATCGGCGTGCCCCGCGCCATCAAGGAGTCTACGGGCATGGGCGGATCACTGCGTCAGGTCGTGGTCATGGGCTCCAGGTCGGTGACCTCGTTGCCGCATTGCCCGCACACGGCGCGGTACGTCGGGGCCTCTGTGTTCGGGAACATGGGGACCGCCGTGAAGGTGATCCCGCTGACGGGGCACCCTTCGATGTGGCACGTGACGGACATGAGGACCGGCTGATCTTCAGGCATGTCAGTTTCCTAGGAGGAGGTAGTCGACGTTCGTTGCGGTCGCGTTGGTGCGGGTGACCCAGATGGTCGCGGACGTGGCGGTGAGACTGGTGACGCCAACCCCGAGGACCTGGGTGCCTGGGACAGTCGAGGCGGCTGATGCCAGGCCGCGGAACGTCTTGCCCCTGATGGTCATTCCGGAGATGGTCACGCTCGTCGGCGTGTTGGCTACCGGGGTGATGGAGACGCGTCCCCACACCATGTTGCGGGGCGAGAGGATCCCGCTGATGTCTACGACCATGTCGGCGTTGCTCGGGCCGCTGCTGCCGTCCCATTCCAGGGAGATGAACGGTGCACCGTTCCCGCCGTTTTGGATGGCGAGCGGGCTGTCTCCCGACGCCAGGATGATGTGAGCCTGGGAACCGCCCTTGATCATGCCGGACTGGATGTCCAGGGTTCCGCCGTCCGCTGTTCCCGTGATGCCGGTCTTCACCACCTGGGCGATGCCCGAAGAGCCGAATGTCAGCTTCCCGGCCTCCACTCGCGAGTAGGTGGTGCCGTCGGCCGACGTGGTGTGGAAGCCAGCCTGCCCGTCGCCGATATCCGGGGACATCAGCGCGGCTACCGAGCCGTCACCACGAACGACCCGGATGACGGCGCCCGTGATCGTCTGCCCGTCGATCGCCCCGGCGTTGATGTTGCTCGCGGTGATGCCGCCGGTCTCGACGACCTCGACGGCGAACATGTCCACTTCGACGGTGCCGGTGCCGCTCTGATAGTTCGCGTACAGCAGCGGCGTGATGTAGCGGACGTTGGAGTGCAGCTGGGCAGGAGCGTTCGCCCTCGGCGCCTCCTGCCTGACAGGGCTGGCCGCAGTGCCCTTGATGTAGCCAGTCCAGGTCACCCAGCCCGCGCCGACGGTCAACGTCTGGGAGTCGGCAGCCACATAGAACTGGCTGGAAAGCGAGTTCGCCCCTGTGAGGTTGACGAAGGTGACACCGTCGGCGGCCAGACCAGCCACGCCCACGTACACGTTCTGGTTCGTGCCGGGCGTCGAGTTGGCGACGGTCTGCCGCACGCGGGCGCTGACCCGGTACGTCACCGAGGGGTCGAAGGGGATCTTCACATCGGGCCGGTAGGCGCCCTGGATGAAGCCCACGCACCGCATCACGCTGCCGCCGGACTGCGCGTCCGTGACAGAGACCGTGGTCATCATGCCCGACGTCGAGTTCAGCCACTTCGACGCCGAGTCGCCGAAGTCGTACCACTTCTGCCCAACTTGGCCGGCCAGGCCGACGGTCAACCGATCCACGGAGATGGTTCCGGCCTTGATGCTGGCCGCGTCCAGAGTGTTCGTCAGGATCGACGCACCGTTGATGGTGGTGGTCTGCGGGATCTGGCCAGTGCCTATCTGGGTGGGCGGCACGCTCACCCCGGCGCCGATCGACCCGGTCACCGTGCCCGCGCTGGTCGCGGAGGCGACGGTGCCGTTCACATTGGCCGCCGAGATCACCAGGCTGGTGGCGTCGATTTGCGAGGCGGTGATCCTGCCGACGGTGATCTTGCTGGCGTCGATGGACGAGATGACACCCGAGGCGGCCGTGATCGTTCCGGCGAACAGCTTGTCGGCGGTGATGGTGTTACCGGCGATCTTGTCGGCAGTGATGGTGAGGCCCTGGATCTGCGCGGCCGTGATGCTGGCCGCGGCGATCCGGTCGGCGGCGACCGTCCCCGCCGCCAGCCGGTCGCCGTTGATCTGCCCGGCGACCAGCTTCTGCGTGGTGATCGCACCGTCGGCGATCATCGTGCCCGACAGCACAGGGCGCACCGCGGCGTTGTCGAACCACACCGTTCCGGCGCTCGCCGCGAAGGATTCCACGACGATGATGGCCTTGACGGTGTTCGCGGGAGCGGTGACGGTATCGGCCAGGCGCTGCCAGGTGGGGCCCAGCACGGGCGGCGAAGCCTGCACGACGCTCCACGCCACGGTGGCGCCCGAGCTGTCGAGCCACTGGGCGTAGAACTTGACGGTCCCGTTGTAGTCGGCGGACGCCTGGTAGTCGCACGCCAGGTGCAGCTGGTCGCCGACCAGGATCGGAACGGTGGTCAGGGTGAGGTTGCGGGTGGCGGGCCCACCCGCGACAGCGTTGACCTTGACGGACTTTGGGGAGCCGTTGCCCTGGGTGTCCACCGACCAGAATGCGCCCGCCGCGGCGACGAGCGCCGCCGTGTACGCGCCCTCGAACGACGGGTCGCTGAGCAGGTTGGCGCCGCCGACGACGGTCAGCTTGTCGGCCGTGATCGCGCCGGCGGCGATGTTCGACGCGGCGATGGTGTTCGCGGCGATCTCGGCGCCCGTGATGGCCTTGGCCTGGATCTGCCCGGCCGTAATGGACTTGCCGACGATCTTCGCCGCGTCCAGGGTTCCCGCCGCGATCCGGTCTCCGCTGATCGAGTTGGCGACCATCTTGGGCGTGGTGATCGCACCGTCCTGGATGGACGTCTCACCCACTGCGCCCGCAGCGAGCTTCGCTTCGGTGACCGCCAGATCGGCCAGCTTCAGATCCGTCACGGCACCGTCGGCGAGCTTGCCGACCGAGACAGCCGCCTCGGCCAGCTTCTCCTCCAGGACCCCGCCGTCAGCGAGCGCGACGCTGCCCACCGCACCCGCAGCGATCTTCGCCTCTGTGACTGCGCCGTCGGCGAGCGCCAGCTCGTCGACGGCGTGATCCAGCACGGCCTGCGCGACGACCGGCTGCGGCCCGGCCGGCCCCGCCGCTACGGACGGCCCGGATGCGACCGAGGAGGTTGATACGCACACCAGGCGTGCCCACACCGGCGCGTCAGTGGGCACGACCATTGTGTGGGCCTGCGCCGAGTAGAACGCCGCGAACAGGCTGCCGCCGCCGGGGAAGTCGGCGCTGGTGGAGAAGTAGACCTCCACGTATGCGAAGTCGGACGGGGCCTGGTTGCCGTCGGCGAACGCACCGTCCCATGAGACGGCCACACCCCGAGAGCAGAGGCAATCGACGGGGCCGTGGGGGAGGGCGGCGTGGGGCCGTTGACGGCGGCCAGTGCGACCGTGCCGTCCTCCTGAAGGCCGATGCTGCCGCGCAGCAGGCCCGCGTCGTCGTAGACCGCGATGGAGCCGTTCTCAATCGAGGAGTTCGCCAGGCGGCTGGAACGCGACAGGTCACGCACCAGGCGCTCCAAGGCGGCGATTCTGCCCGCGAGGTTGGCGAGCGTGTCAGCCACAGGGGTCAGCCTCCGTAAGTGAAGGAGTTGGCGGGCGCGAGGCTCACCGTCATCCGTTCCTGCTGGTCCCCCTGCGCCGGCATGAGCATCCATCCGGTCACTCGGGCCCAACCGTCGAAGTCGGTCCACTGGTCGTGGACCTGCACCCGGACGTCATCACCGACCTGGAAGGAGCCGAAGCGGGCCGCGGGGTGGTCGATGATGTCGACCTGCTCGACCACGCCGCGATTCTGGCGGCCGATCCGGCCTGTGCGGGCCTTTGCCGCCAGCTGCTCCTTGCCCTTGACGGTGGGCAGGTCCAGTACGTCCTCCAGGCGCAGGCGGCCGTCCCGCACGGCGTCGACGGCGCGAAGCCGCGCCTGCCCCTCCCCAGAGCCCAAGGCGGCCACCACCTGCGCGTAGGAGTCGCCGTCGTAGATGACCGGCTGCGAGGCGGAGATGTTCACGCCGGTGCTGAACGACACGTCGGTGCGGCGGGTGCCCAGGCGGGGCCAGCCCAGCCGGATACGCCGCTCAGGCAGGCCGCCCACCCACGCGACCTGCTCGGTCCACTCCGGGCCTCCGAACACGGCGACCGCGTCGGCGACGATGTCAGCCAGTGCTGGGGAGTCCCACCAGGTCGGCTTGTACGGCTCCTCCGGGGTGCCGATCTTCGCCTTGGACGTGGTGGAGTCGACGACCACGCCGAGGCTGCCGTCAGGCTGCGCCTGGCAGTACGCCCAGACATCCCGGATCAGCTTGCACGGGTCGGCGTACGTGTAGGGGCCGCGGCCATCGAGGTTGCCGTGCATGTCGTGCCGCTTACTCAGGTAGGAGCCGAACCCGGCCGCCTCGATCGGGTACTTGCCGCCCTCCGGCTCAGCCCGCCAGATCAGTCCGCCCCACATCAGCTTCGAATGCCGCTCGGCGAAGATCAGCGTGTTACCAGGGTCGACCATCGAGCCGAGGACGTGCGCAAGGTGCGGCTCCAGCGTGGCCTGCAGCTGGCCGGGGCCGTTCAGCTCCGGGCCGTAGGAGACGTCGGACAGCGGCAGATCCCACGCTAGAACCTCCCCCGTCAGCGCGGCGCACGTGAGGTAGCGGTAGGCGGCCACGTCAGATCACGCCCTCCGCGAACTCGACGTCCGCGATAAGGGAGGTGCTGCCGTCGACGCCGAGGTCCCCGGTCTCGCTCTTGGACATGAACGTCTGCAGGTACAGGGCGTGGGTGGTCCCCCGCATGGCCGCGGGGATGGGCAGGCTGTCGGCGAGCACCACGGTGTTGCGGCGGGTGGAGGAGCCTTGGTCGTCGTCGATGGCCGTGTCCTGGCCCTGCGCACTCCCGAACACCTGCTGCATGTGGGCGTACACGTTGGCGCGGGTGAGGCGCAGCCCCGCGATGGTGGTGACGATCTTCGCGCTGACCGCCCAGCTCGGCACGAAGATGTTCCAGGCGGCCTGCGCCGGCCACGTGTGCCACTTGTTGTCCTGGTAGGTCAGCTGACTGAGGGCGCTGGGGAAGGCGGTGTAGAGCTGCCGGTCCCGGCGAGGGTTGGCGATCTTCCGCAGGTCGGTGATCATCGCGTCCGTGACGGTCGCGCAGTTGGGGGGCAGCGCGATCCTGGCAAGGGGTATCGCGGTCATGCCCGCCGGCGGCAGCGTCGCCGTGGACGACACGTTGGAGACGACGTCGAAGAAGCCGATGTCGTCCTTGGTCGGGTCCAGACTGCCCTCGTACTCGGGGTCCAGGACGCGCAGCACCACCATGTCCGTGCGGGGCGTCGCACCGGTCGGGGCGACGTTCACCAGCGCCGTGCCCACGTTGTACTGGGTGTACGAGCCCTGCCCCCAGGAGGAGCCGCGCACCACTCCGGAGCCGTCGCCGACCTGCACCCCAGCGCCAGGGGTGGTCTGCTGCGTTACCTTCAGGTCGTTGAACTCAGTTACGCCCTGCGCCCCGCGAGACAGGTCACGGATCATCATGCGCATCGTGCGGGCGGGATGCATGCCGCCGTTGATCATCATCGGGGGTTGGATCAGTGTCATCTCAGGTCCTCACAGGGCGGTGTAGGCGTCGCGCCACGACACGGTCAGGCGGCAGGTGTTCGTGTAGTCCGTGGCTGTCCAGCGGATCTCGCTCGTCTTCGTCGGGATCTGGAACTGATCCATGCGGGAACCGGAGGTGAGCGCCGGGGCTGCGTTGCCGGTCCCGTTGCGCAGCACCCAGCGGGTTCCGAGCCGGGTGTCGATGTCGATCCACTCGCCGGCGGCGAGGCTCGTCTGCAGCTGCAGGTAGCGGCCGGTCTCCACGATCCAGACCTTCGGATTGATGACCGGGCCGTCGATGCGCACCGTCGGCCAGCTGGCCACGTCACCGTTGTTGGTGATCCAGCCGGGCCGTTCTGACGGGTTGGACACGCCGGTGGTGATCGGGGCGACCACGGGGGCCGTGAAGCCTTGGGAGTCGTCGGAGATGTCCAGCGGGAGCACCAGGGACTGCTTCTGGTCGGCATGCCAGCGAGGGTCTGTCGCCGCGAACTCCAGCGTCAGCGGGATCCACCCGTAGACGGACTGCGACATCGACACGGCTTCCACACGCCGCCACCGGCCGAACAGGCACTTCGTGTCCCGCCCGGGCCACTTCGCACGGAGCATGGCCAGCGCGCCGGCCGTCTTGCGGATGCTGTCGGAGCCGGTGATCTGCTGCAGCTGGGCCAGCAGGTCCAGGCCGGCCGCCGGATCGTTGGGGGTGCGGATACCAGCCTCGATCTGCACGGTCCGTATCCCGAAAAGGTCTACTCCTGGGAAGCCGCCGTCGTCGGTGGCATTGTCGACGTCGGCGGTACGCAGCTCCGGTGCACCCAGCCCGGTGACCTCACCAACCGGCAGCGGGGTGCCCGTGCCGATCACCATGCCGCCGATGTCGAGTTGGTAGTCGCGCAGGGCCGTCACAGCTTGCCTCCTCGCTGTGCGGCACGGATGCGTCGCATCACCTCCGCGCCCATCTCCTGTGCCAGCTGATGGCCGTCCCCGCTGCCGGTGACCGTCACCGGCATCTGCCCGATCAGGGGGCGCTCCGTCTGCTTCACCACCACCACCTGCACGCCGCCGGCCGGGCGGGCGTCCACGCGTGCCGGACCGGTCACTCCCTGCGCGGTCAGGGTGTAGCCGAAGCGGTGGGCAACGTCCTCGAGAACCTGTGTCGCCGACGGCCGCTTGGCCTGCCCGAGCGGGATGTACGCCTCGCCCCCTGTGGAGGGCTCCGCGAACCGGATCAGACCGTTGCTGGTGGCGTACAGGCCAGGCGTCAGCACGCCACCAGAGGCATACGACAGGCCCTTGTTGGCCCGCCCCAGATCCGACATGAACTGCGTCGCCCGCGACCCGAGGGCCTTCTTCAGCTGAGACTTGCCCGCGTTGGCCACCTCGATGATGCGGTCCTCACCGAGCTCGGTCGCATCCGCGACCTGGTGAATGCCCGTCTTCGACGTCTTGACCGCGGCGATGACCTTCAGCAGGTCCGCCAGGTCCTCATCCGACAACGTCGCCGATGCCTTCTTCGACGCGTCGTTGGCCTTCTTGGCGCTCTTCTTGGACTTGACGGCTTGCGCCGCGAGGTCCTGCGCGGCCTTGTCGCCCTGAGCGGCGAGCCGGGCTGCGAGATCCCCGTAGCCCTCGGCCGCCAGCTTGGCCAAGTTTTTCTGGAACTCCGACGTCTGCTTCGCCGCGCCCCCGAGCTGGCTCGTGTAGTCCGCCAGTGACGCTTTCGAGGCCTCGGCGAGCTTCTTCAGCTCCGCCGCCATGCTCTTGATGTACTTCGAGCTGCCGGTGGCCATCTTGTGAGTCAGCGCGATGCCATCGGCGCCCATCGCCTCCAAGGCGTCCGCGACATCCTGGCCAGCCCGGTGCGCCACCGTCGACAGGTCCTTACGCCACCGCTGCGCCTCCGCCACGGACTTGTGCAGGTTCTTGGAGAACTTGCCCAGGTCCAGGGCGGTGCCCTTCTTATTCATCGAGTCCGACGTGATCGACGACAGCCTGAACAGGCCGTCCATGCCGCCCGCCGGCGAGTACGTCCAGCCGGACAGCCCGCCGTCAGCGTGGTACTCGACACTCGCCCCGAACCGGTGCGCTACCTCGTCGAGGATCTGCTTGGAGCGGGCCCGCTTGGACGGCGCCAGCGGAATGTACGCCTCGCCCGGGTACGTTTCCGGCTCGGCCCACACCCGCCACGAACCGGCAGGCGCGATCTCGGCGACGTGGTTCTCCCGGCGGCCGCGGCCGCCGGCGTGAAAGCCGCCGTCGGCGTAGAACGACAGAATGCCGCCGTCGGCCTGCGGCTGCGGCTTGTTCGCAACCGGCCCGGTGCCTCCGATGCGGGGGATCACCTGCACCGACACCGGAGCGGGTGGGTTCACGCTGACGCTGATCGTCTTGGTGCCGGGGATCTCCTGAACGCTCACGCCGATCGCGTCAAGCTGCGCCTTGACTGCGGCCATGTCCCCCGACAGCAGAGCAGAGGTCAGGGAGGCCGCAGCCTCGGTGCCCTTTGACTTGGACACCTGCGTGATCAGGTCCAGCATCGCCGACCACTCGCCCTTGGCCTGGCCGCCCGCCGTGTGGAACGCGGTGACGACGCTCTGCAGGTCCTTGGAGCTGATCGGCGGATCCGCACCCCAGATCGCCCGGATCTGGTCCATGGCAGTGGTCACGTCACCCGACAGCAGGGCCCGCTGCAGGGCCGTAGCCGCATCCGAGCCCTTCTCAGCTGCGACCCGCGCCAGCAGGTTCATGCCGCGGGCCATCTGTGTGCGGGCGGCCGTGCTGCCGGCGCGGACGGCGCGGCTCATGTCGCTGACGGCCATCGCCTGCATGACGCGGCCGAACTTGCGAGTGTCGTTGGTCTCAGCGGCGTCCGCGAACTGCTTGGCGATCCGCTTGCCGTAGCGAGCGGCGATCGCGGGCAGCTGCGCCAGGCCCGCCCGGAACGCCGGCTGGGCGCGGGACGCCGACTCGGTGATGATCGACTCCAGCTCGTCAGCCACCTTCGCCTTGCCCTTACCGAGCTGCTTCACCAGCTCGTCCAGGATCGGCGCCGAGGACACGCCGAGCTTGGCGAAGTGGTCGGTGAGGTCCCCATATCCAGCCATGGCCAGCTTGGACAGGTTCCCCTGGAAGCTGCGCTGCGCCTTCAACTGGCCGCGCAGCTCCCGCAGATAGTCCTCCAAGGTGGCCTTGGCGTTCTTGTTGGACTTGGCCACCTTGTTCTGCGCGTCCTGCCACGCCTTGGCTGGGTCGACGATGGCGCCCAGGGCCTGCGCCATGGCCCTCATCTCGTTGGTGTACTGCGGCAGCCCGTCCTTGCCGGTCGGCACCAGCAGGTCCAGGTTCCACGCCTTGGCCGCACCGACCTTCGCCTGCTGCACCTTGGCGTTGACGATCTCCATCGCGGCGGCGAGTTCGGCCTCCTTCTTCACCGCCGACGACCAGATGTGGTGCTGCTTGTCGAGGACGTCCATCGCGGCGTTGCCCTCGGTGGTGAGGGCCGAACTGACCTGTCCGGACTGGTCCACCGTCGCGAAGGAGGCGTTGCGCCAGACCTCCTTCTTCAGGGCGGCGAGTTTCTTGCCGCCGGAGGTGATGGCGTCCAACGCGGACGTCATGTCGATGCCGACCTTCTTCAGCTTGGCCGCGTCATCGGAGTTGGTCAGGGACTCCGTCAGAGCGCGCAAGCCCGCGCCTTGGTCGCCTTCCTCCCGCTCGGCTCGCAGTGCCTGCACCAGGTCGTTGGTGGCGGCCTTGGCCTGCTCCTTCGAAGCCGAGTACGCCGAGTAGGCGAGCACACCCACTGTCAGCAGCGCCGTCAGCCCCGACACTGCCAGGCCCGCACCCTTCAGGACTGCCGGCATGACCGCGCCGCCCGCCTGGGCTTCGGCCTGAGCGACCCGGAACGCCTGCCACTGCGCCGTGATTCGGGTGATCGCGGCGAGGGCGAGCGCCCCAGAGGCGGAGATCGCCAACATCCCGGCGCCGATGGACTTCAGCGGGCCCGGCGCGTCCGCGAGCGACCCGGCGAACACCGACAGGGCATTGCCGACGGTCTGCAGCACCGGCAGCAGCGCCCGCCCCAGGTCGATGCCCAGGGCCTTGCTGCGGTTGATGAACATCTCCCACTGGCCGGCGGTGGTGTTCATCTGCATCTCGAACGCCTTGTGGGCGGCCCCGGCCCGCTCCACCTCATTGGCGATGCCCTGGTAGGTGTCGGCGTAGTTCTTGCCGTCGTTGGCGGCCAGAGCGAGCATCGCGCGGGAGGCCCGCACGTCGTGGAACAGGGTGGTGATCTCCTCGGCGGAGCCGTGCGTGGCCCGGGCCAGCTTGTTCACGACGACGTACAGCCCATCCTGCTGCACCGCCGAGGCCGCCGACTCGTAGCCGAGCTTGCGCATCATGGCGCTCAGCTCTTGCGTCGGCTGCATCATGCGGGTCATCAGCATGTTCAGGCCGGTCGCGGACTCCGCAGCGGGAACACCCGCCAGGGTCACCGCGGCGTACGCGGACGCCAGGTCGTCGAAGCTGATACCGGCCGCCGCCGCCATCGGCACGATGTCGCCCAGGTGCAGGGCCAGCTCCTCGAAGCTGATGACGCCCTTGTTCACCGTCTGGAACATCACGTCCATGACATCGGACGCTTTGGACGCGGGCATGCCGTACGCCTTCAGCACACCCAGCAGGGCCCGCGCGGAGATTTCCGTCGTCGTCAGGCCCGCGCTGGCGCCCTTCGCGGCCACGCCGAGGATCGTCATCGCGTCCGCGCCGTCGTAGCCGGTCGACACGACCTGGTACAGGCCCTCGGCGAGCTGGCTCGCCGACTGTGTCATCCCCTTCGACAGCGTCAGGATCTGGTCGGTGTAACCACTGACCGTGGACGCGTTGATCTGCTGGGAGATCGTCATGACGTTCGCCATGTGCCGCTCCAGCGACACCGCGCCGACGACGCCGGCGGCCAGGACCGCCGACAGCACCACGCCCGTCTTCATGTAGCCGTCGATGCGGGCCTGCGACGCGGCGCGGGCTTCCGCAAGGGCTGCCGCCTCCGCCCCCCGGATAGCGGCAGCGTTCGCCGCAGCACGAGACGCCGCAGCGGCCTCCGCCTCGTTACGGGCGGCCAGCGTCTGCGCGGCCTGCGCATCGGCCGCCGCCCGGACCTGCGTTGCACGGGTCGCCACGCCGGACGCGCGAGCGGCTACGGCCTGCGCTGCAGCGGCCCGCTCCTCCTGCAGCGCCTGTGCGTGCGCTGCCCTGGCCACCGCCTGCGCGGCAGCGTTCGCGGTGGCCTGCGCCGCAGCAGCACCCCGCCCTACCGTGGCCTGAGCGCGGGCCGCCATGGTCTGCGCGACCGCCTGGGCGCGCAGCGTCCGTTCGCCGGCCGCGACCGCCGCCGCACGCTCCGTCTCGGCTCGCGCCGCAAGGCTCGCCGACAACGCCTGCGCCCGCCCGGACCGCTCGGCCGCCGCCGCAGCCACCCGCTGCGCCGCTGCGGTGCGCTCCACGGCCGCGGTCACCCGCGTCTGGCCGAGGACCGCGTCAGCCGAGGCGGACGCCTGCAGACGGGCCAGCCGTTGCGTCGCCGAACCCGTCTCCGTCAGCGTCCGGTTGACCTGCTGCAGCTGCCCGTCGAACTGGCGCAGCTGGTTCGCCGACTGGCGCAGACCGCCGGTCAGCCCGCCGGTCCGCGCCGTCAGGTCGACGTACAGGTTGTAGGCGCCGCTCACCTACAGCTCCCGTCTGGGCTTCAGCCCGATCTTGACCCCGCGCCCCACCGGACCGTCCGGAACCGTCTCCCGCTCCATCTGGATCAGCTCGCACCCGGGGCAGGTGCGGCTGTCGGCGACGTACGCGAACCGGTCCCCGCCCAGCTCCGGCCGCCACTCGTCATCCCTGGTGCCGCAACTCGGGCACACCGCCCGCGTGTACGCCAGCCACGCCAGCGCCTTCGCCCGATCCAGCGCCGTCCACCGCCCGTCTCCGGCACCCATGAACTGGCTGTGCGGCACTCCATAGGTGTGGCACAGCTCCATCTCGGCCCGGAACGCCGGATCGGAGATCAGCCTTTTCCCAGGTCGGCCCTGAGGGTCTGGTTGACGACCAGCGCCGCCGTGAACAAGGCCTTCGCCTCCGCGTCCGGCCAGCTGTCCAACAGCTCCTGCGCGTCGGCGACGCTCATCCCGTCCACCTCCGTGCCGTCCGCGTCGCGTTCGACGTGGCAGGCGGAGATCACGGCCGCCGGGAACGTGTCGACGTTGTACTCCATGCCCCGGTCGGCCTGCGCCTCGGTCGGCGCGTGATCGCGCAGCAGCTGCTCCCACACCGGGCGTGGCAGCGCCCGGAAGGCGAGGGTCAGTGTCGCCTCGGCCTGCGCCTCCTGCGCGCGGGTCAGGGCCTGGTCGGCGGCCACGACCTTCGGGTTGGACGCCACCCAGGCGTCCCGCTTGTCCTCGCCGATGCCCTGCTCGACGCATTCGGCCATGGCGGCGGCACGGGCCTTGGCCAGCTCCAGCGCCGCGTCGGTGACAGTGGTCTTCACGGCGTCGTCGTCACAGATGGACAGCGTGGACTCGGGCAGCTTCCGGGCGCGCAGCCGCGCCATCTTCGCGGACCAATGCGCATCCTTGGCGACAGCGGCGGCCGGCGGCTGGGTGCTCTTACGCGTGGTGGTCATGCGGCATCCCCTCAGATCAGGCCGCGGCCGGGATAGCGGCGTCCAACGTGGGCTGGCCCGCGATCGCGAAGGTCACCGCGAACTTGGCCGGGTCGTTACCGGCGGAGTAGGCGGGGGCGCGGCCCGCCACGCGGACCGGGAAGATGTCCATGGACTTGCTCTGTGGGACGTCGCCCTTGCGCATGATCACGATGTAGCCGACGACGCCCTTCGACAGCAGCGTCTCGATGGTCTCGACGGCCTGGTCCTCGTAGAAGGTCAGACTGGAGGAGTCGGCCTTGTCCTCGCCCGGGATGTTCGTGGTGAGGGTCGAGCCCATGTCCGGGGTATCGATAGGGCTGTTGGCCAGTGACCAGCCAGCGACGTCGGAGATGAAACCCGACAGGTCGGTGGCGTTTGCGGCGGCCAGCTCGGCACGGGACGGCACGTTGTTGGTGGCCGCGATCGTCTTCAGGAAGAAGAACTTGGTGACGCCGCGGCGCATGAACCGCTGCTGGGTACTCACGAGTCTGCCTCTCCGGGGAACAGGTCCCGGCGAGTGGCGGAGGCCCGTCCCCAACAGGTCGCATAAGCGAGCCAGGGGTCAGCCCGTGCCGTTGTGGCCGGACGTCCGCGTAATGGGCCTCCGCGGTGAGGGGCGATCGTCAGCCGGCCGGTGAAGAGACCGTCAAGGCGAAACGCTGCACGTAAGTGTAGGTCCCGGACGCGACAGTTGTGCCGTCTTCTTGATCCAGGGCACGGTCGATGACCCGTCCGCCGGCCACGTTGATCGGGTTGGCGAACCGGCCGCCACCTGGCACACGGACCAGGAACGCAGTCCGCACCTTGTCGGCGTGCAGCGACACCTGCTCGGCCGTCGTGCCTACCGAGGAGATCTGCACGTACACGCGGGCGTCCGCGTCCGCGTCGCCGAACGGCGGCCCGAACCCGGCGACCTGCCCCAGCTCGTACAGCACGCAGTAGGGGATGATGTTGCCGGTCGGCTTGTCGTCGGCCGTGGGCGCGGTTCCGTACCCACAGGAGCGGCCCGTCACCGAGGTCAGCATCGCCTGTACTGCCAGCGCCACCTGGCGGCCCGACACGCTCATCTACTCCTCCTCGCTGTCCGCCACCCTCGCTGCGGTTATGACCGCCTCGACGTCCGTGGGGCGGTCAACCATTTCTCAGGGCTTGCTGTGCTGCAGCGATGAACCGGTCGCGTGCCTCCTCGTACCGCGAAACAATCTCTCTACGGTTCGCATCCATTGTGAGCGCGCTATGCACTGCTCGGGCTTCGACGAACACCTCAGGCGGACCTTCAAGTTGGACGAGCATCAACGCCCCGTCCAAGTCAGAGACTGGCGCCGACTGCCGCTGGGCGGCGAGCAACAACATGCCCCCGGCCTGGTCCGCTTTGTGCTCGGCTGCGGTCAGAAAGTCGGCGTAGACGGCGCGGCGGGCGTCCTCCTGGCGGGCAACCCGCTGCTCGTCCAAGGTCTGCTGCACAGTCAGAAGCACAGCTTCGGCCTGTTTGTCGCCAGCGTATTGCGCTGCAGATGCCTGGCGACGCCCAGCAAGGACGGTGAACCAGCCCGTCAAGGCGCTGCCTGCGAGTGCGGACCCTGCTGCGATCAGTGCCAGTTGAAGATCTCCCACCCGTCTCATTGTGCCAACGTGCTGCTCTCCGCAGTGCCGATACGGCCACCGTACGGTGCAAGGCGAGCTCGTCATACGACTGGCCTGTCGCCAGGGCTGGAGCCGTGCAGCAAGCCCAGCTCGCCGTTGCCCTCCTCGATCATCTTCACCACAACCACCAGACGGGACACCAGGCCGAAGCCGTGAGCGTGCATCACGCCGGCGACGGCCTCGTGCAGGTCCTCCGGCAGGCTCACGACAGGCCACCGTCCACGATGCGGCCGAGGGCCTGCACGAACTGCGGCTCGATCGTGTGCACGGCGGGCCCCAAGTGCGGGTAGGGCGGCTGGTCGAAGATGCGGCCGAGGCTGTCGGGGCCGATGTAGCCGTACTCCAGGCGGCGCCCCTGCGGCTTGTTCGTGCCGACCGTCCCGGACACGACGCCACCAGCCACGTGCACCTCATGCGTCCACGAGCGGCGATAGTCACCCGTGATCACATTCGGGCCAGGCCGACCACTCGCGTTCGCCTTGACCTGGGTCTCCAGGAGCATCGCGTAGTGCCGCACCAGCGACACGGCCTGCGGCAGCACACGAGCCGCCCGCTCATCCAGCATGGCCGCCAACTCGGCCGCGTTCGTGTAGGCACCCGCCCTGGGGCGGGCGGTGGGGTGCGGGTTACTGGGGGACGCCATCGGCTACCTCCCTCTTCCACTCACCCCGCGCCCACTCCTGCAGGAGCTGCAACATGGCCCGCGTCAGCTCATTGGGGCCGCCGTCCATCAGGTCGTGACGGTTCAGCACGTGCCGCTCCAGCTCGCCGGCGTCGATGGCACCGAGGAACGCCGCGGCGGCCGGGCCGGGGTCCGGCGGGTCGCCGACGACGACGTGCGCCAGGCCCTCGAAGTCGTTCTTGACCAGTTGCGACATTTGCAGGACCAGCAGCGGCGGCATCCCTGCCACATGACTCAGCTGATAGCCGTGCACCTGCTTGGAGATGTCGCGCCCGTCGAGGGCCAGCGTGGCGGCGCTCGGATCGGTGGTGATCCGTACCTGGTGCAGCTCGTCATCCATGCAGATCAGCCTACGGACGTGCGCGGACAGCCTGTTGAGGCCGACAGAGGCCCTAGAACGGCGGGGTGTGCGCTTCGGACTGTGCGGCCTTCGCGGCCTGCGTGGACTGCTGGGTGACCTCGTCCATCCACGTGGTGCGCACGATAGCGAGGGTCTGGGCCTGGGACAGGTCCAGGACCCGCCACACCCGGTTCAGCAGGCCCTGGTCGACCGTTGCGGTCCTGACCCGCACGCGGACGTCGCGGGAGGCCACCGGCGCGTCCAGCCACGTCAACAGTTGGTACCGGTTGCGGGTGTCGTCCTGGTACGCCTGTCCGGCCAGGGACATCACCATGCCGGGCCCACCGGCCGAGAACACGGCGCCCAGGCCCTCCCACAGGATGACGTCCGGGCCAGGCTCGTACTCGCCGGTGGCCTCGTTCAGGACCTGTGGGCCGGGCCGGAACATCTGAACGGTGTCCACCAGGATCCGCTTCAGGACCGGTTCCAGGGCGGCCAGCGAGATGGGGCTGCTCAT